GCTGGATAACTAGTTGCATCTTGTAAGTCAAAAGCTGGAGTTGCATCAGAAGCACCAAGAGCTAGAGATACACCACCATAAGATACTGTAGAGTTAGTAAGACTTGAGTTTGCTATGTTTGATAGTGTGTTAGAAGAACCACTAATAGTTTTGTTCGTTAGTGTTTGTGATCCTGAAAGCGTAGCTACAGTAGAGTCTATCGCAAAAGTTACATTGTTGCCTGATGCTGTTGAGTCAATACCAGTGCCACCTAACAAGCCAAGTGTTTCACTATCTAGGTCAATAGCTATCGTGCTAGATCCGTCAGAAATATCTAAGTCTTGAGCTGTTAATTGTGAGTCTACATAAGCCTTAATAGATTGCTGTGAGGCAACAGCAGTTGCACTATCAGAGGACATATCATCTTCATCTTTAAATGCACTACCTGATATTGATGTGTTAAGGACAGGGCTAGTAAGTGTTTTGTTTGTAAGTGTTTCAGATCCAGCTAATGTGGCAAAGTCATTATCAGATAATGCTGTGTTAAATTGGGCAGTTGTTCCTGTAAGGGTGTTACTGCCTAGCGAGATAGACTTATTCGATAAGGTGACTGTGCCTGAAGTGACAAATGCTTTTGTGGATTGTTGTGAAGGAGGAAGTATAGCACTATCACTTGCCATGTTATCTTCATCGACAACAGGATTAGCTGGATTTGTAAACACTGAACCGACATATACAGAGACTGTGGTATCGCCTGAATTGATAGATCCACTGTCAAAAGTGAAGGTTACTGTCGTGTTCGGTGAGGAAAATGAACTTGTAGCAATTTTACCAAAGATTGTACCTGTGTTAGATCCTACAACTTTGACTCTACGACCTACATGATATGTAGATGTGATGTTAGCCGCAACTGTAATACTGGTAGCAGAGGCTCTCGTAAAGGTAGTAGTGCCATCACCATCACCTAATAAGAACCATTCTTTGTCGTTCCAAACCGATCTAACATCTTTAAGTTGTTCTCTAATAGCGTTATTAACGTCAGAGGGTGACATTCCCTCAGAAATATTAACTCCATTAATTGCTGTATTACTACTAGCTGTTGTACTGTAACTTGATACTGTCATTTTTTACTCCTAATTTTTTTGAATACTTTGTTCAAAATTTTGATAATCTCCTAAAGGAATTCCTGATAAATTTCTGTATATTTTTCTAATTTGATTAATTGGAAAAGAATTACCTGATTCATAAATACGACCTATAGTTTCTTTAGATGGAAAGTAAGGAAGGTATTTTCCTGATAGATACATACCAACATCATTTTTACTTATATTATTTTCTAACAAAATTTTTGCTACCTCTGTTTTTCCTAATCCTAACTCAAACGCACTTTGTATGAGAGTATTCATTTCTGTCCAATTTTGATATCTTGCTTTTTCTGCTGTAATATATGCGTTTATATATTCTTCTTCTGTAACTACATTTTGATTGTTTGATATTTTACGGAATATCTTTTCGGCATTATTTACATTTTGGTTATGTTCAGGGATTTTAAAATTAAACGCTTCTTTAATGTTAATTTCAGAAACTCTGAGACCTCCAAAGTTAGCTAATGCTTCTATCTTTGGATCGTATTCTTTACCATAAGGTTCAACAATACCATTAAATGATTTGTATAATTTTTCTAGTTGGTCATAACCAGCAGGAACAAAAGCATCAAGCACATGAAGGAACATAGCATTGAGTTGATCTCCAACAGGCAATTCAGGATTATAAACCTGTCTGCCATTAGATTGTTTGTTCCTTGTTATATCTAATATTTTAGATGTTAAGATAGATTCATCTAAAAAATATCTAGCAAATTCTTCTATACTTGCGATACCTGATTGAATAATTACTTCATCTAAAGTTTTATTATCTCTTTTACCATTATACCATTCATTGACTGCTGTTCTTATTGGTCTGTGTAAGATGTCATACGGAAACGTATAACTAGAATCAACATATTGTATATTTTCAGGATCATCATTTAGCACAGTAATATTAGAATCTTCACTCCATGAAGGAACAAATGCTTTGATTGCTTTTATTGTATCTTCTGTATAACCCCTTGCTGTGTTGTAGGCTTCGTTTGCAACCTTTAAACCAAAACCACCTATAACTACATTACCAGCTAATCTTTTTGCACCTCTTGTTTTAATAACACTATTGGCTGTGCCTAATTCCTTTATTCCTTGTTTAACAGAAAACACAGTATTTCTTAATATCTCTGCTGGGAAAGATACAAAGTTACCAATAGGCAATCTTCTTAAATATTTTATTGCTGGTGGAACTTTATCATAAGTAGGCATAGTGTTTGTAACAATTTCACTAGCTTGTTTTTTTAATTGTTTTAATTTAACAGGGTTTAAAACCATGTCAGGATAAGCTCTTTTAAGTGTTGCTAGTTCTTTTTCATAAACAATAATCTTAAAAAGGTCATCAACACCCATGTAAACATTTTGTAAAAAATCTAAGGGTTTTTTTGCATTTCTAAAAATTATATTGTTGGTTATCTTATCAACAAATCCTGACATTGAATTTGCCATTTCAACATCTTTAAAGACACCTTTAAGTTCGTTTATTTTAACACTTGTACGAACAACGCCTAAATCTAAATATTCTTGATATTTTAAATTTAGTACTTCATCTGACATTTTACCTATGTCATTAGCTACAGTCTTAAATGCAGACCAACCTGTTTTACTAAAAGGATTGACACCATTAAACATAGCCATCAATATTCCACCTTGTAAGTTTCTTAATTGTGTTACATGGTTTAAAACTGTTTTAGAATATTGACTGACACCTTTACCAAATAAAAATACTTTGTAAGGCAACAGAATATTGCTGATAGAAGTTTCGTCTATAGATTTTAAAAGTTTAGCTATTTCAGGGCTTGTGTGATATCCTTTTAGTGGATTGTATTTATTCCCTTGAATTTCAGTAGCAAACCTACCTGTAGGTTTTTGATAGATATACTTATTAAAACCATTTTCTTTAATTCTATTAAGGTACTTATCAGTCTCTACCCATTTAGTTAAATCATCAATGGTGTTAATTAAATTTTCTAAAGGGTTTTTTACTTCTCCTAATAGTGCTTTTATTTCAGGAGCTATGTCTTTTTTCTTTAAAAATAACGATTGTGATTGTTTGGGTAAAGATTCTACAGTTGAAGCGAAGTTTGTGTTATCACCTTTGTCTAATATTTTATTAATAACACCATTAACTTCAGCGTTAGTCAGTGAAGGATCTTGTTTTTGTATGTAATCAAAAGCGTTTTGTCTAATTTGTTTATTTGGATTAAAGCCACCTCTGTATAATTTATAACTTTGTCTAACATAAGAACCAACATTTTTTTCAATAATCTCTTTTATAGATTTTCCTAGACTATTGCTTTCAATTAATTGTTTGCTCAAATCATCAATTAAAGACCTAGCCTTACCTACTAATGGTCTAAGTGATTCATCTAAAGTATTTATTGATTTCTTGCCTATTAATACTTGTTGTATGTCATCAAATATTTTTGTTTTAAATTCTTTTTTATTTTTAAACTTTACATTAAACTTATTAGGATCAAACTTTTTAGCTATCTTATTAACTTGTCTTTCAATTTTTTTTGCAGTTTCTACAGCTCTATGATTGTTGCCTCTAATTTTACCTTGATATGATTCATACAACTTTTGCATTTGAGGAGTTTTTCTTCCTCTTGTTCTAAAAGGTGCAAGTATAAATCTATCTACGTTTCTAAGAATACTGCTTTCGCTAAACTGTAATAAGTTTTTAACATCATCAGGCTTTCCAAGTTTTATAGTATTATCTTTAAACCTTGACTTCATTACATTGTCATCAAAGTATTTAAAGTTTACTCTTTTATCGCTTAAAACCTTATCAAGATTGTTTTCTAATTTATTAATAATTGTATCTGCCTTAACAATACCTTCATCAAACTTTTTATTTAGTTCGTTTTTAATTTTGTTTTTATTAGGACTGTTTTTAAAAGTAACCTCAACATAATTATTAATAGCTTTTTTCCCAAGCTCATCATATTGTTTGACTTGATTTTTTGTATATCCCCACGATCTTAAACTAGCACCAGTGGTGGACATTTGCTGTGGTAATGTTGATTCAAACAATGCAATTAAATCTCTTTGTGTTCTAGCACCATCGGCTTTATCGCCTGTAATATTTGTTACAGTATCACCGACAACACCAGCTCCACCATAAATTACTGTCTGTATTGTTCGTAGTGTACCATCTAGTATGTCACTAGCTCCCATAACAACAGGACTACCAGCAATTTTTTTAAAAAAAGGATTTTCTATTTCTTCTACAGTTTGTTTATTAATACCTAATTCATCACTCCAAATGTAATCCATTGTTCTGCTTGTAAGTGACCAATCAGATTTTTTATCATCAAAAGGATTAAAGCTACCCTTATCATAATAACCATCTTCTATAGGCAGATTAGGGATATATTTTTTTTTATAGTTTACATTGTCGTAACTATTATCACCCTGCATTGGCACTTCAGGAATAATCTCATTGGTTATTTGATCTACAGGCAAACCATAGTATGCAGAGGCATCTTCTATAGAATCAAAATCAGGTATTAATCTAACATCAAAACCACCACTGGATTCAAAATCAGGGTGTTGATTTATGTATTCAATATTAAGCTGTGAAGGTTGTTGATTAGTCTTGTTTTCAAATTGAGTATTTGTGCCAGTTTGATTTTTAAAATCATCAAAAGATAATGTTTGTTTCTTTTCCTGATTAAAACTATCGACAGTATTTTGGTTTTTAAAACTTTCAAAAGACAAAACATTGTTACTACTTTGTTGCACATTTTTGTTTTTGCTAAATTCGTCAAAACTTAATAACTGTGTCATTATTGAGGTGGTACTGGTTTAGTGACTTGAATATAGTTTGTTCCATCAAATAGAGCTAATATACCATCGTTATTATAATAATAAGTTCCTTTTTCTGCATCATCTGCGTTATTTGGTAATGGTTTTGCACTACTTAAATTCCAAGCATAATTTGCTTCTGCTGTTAAGTAGCCTAAATCATCAGGTCTAGCTGGGTTATTTTTAGCGTCTGCAATCCATGTCTTAACAAAATCCTCTTGTGATTCACCTTTGCTTGACTCTAAAAACAATATAGCTTTTTGTTCATCTCCATTAAAAAGTTGTTTAGCTACATATTGATAATTTTGAATAGTTGCTGTTGTTCCATCAGTTCCTAAGATATCTTTTAAACCGTTTTCTAATTGTTCGTCATCTATAATATTGTTATTTTTATCTTGTACTAATTTACCAATTTCTGATTTAGCATCAGGGTTTTCTTTTTCCCAATCAAACTTTTCTTTTTCAAAGCTGAACATATCTTTTTGAAGATCAAACTTATCTTCATCAAGATCCATTCTTTGTTGATCTATTTCAATGTTACTATCTATTTGTTCGCCTTGTTTTCCTTGCAGATTAACAGTTGATATTGTTCTATCTTCTTCAAGGTCTAAACTTCTATCCTTTTGATCTTGTCCTTTAAATAAATTTTGTATATCTGCAAATGTAGAAATGGCATTTAATTCATTAGCATCTCTAACCATAGCACGATCTTGTGCGTTCTGCATGGCAACACCTAACGACTGACCAAAACTTTGAGGCATAGTAGAGTAACCTGATTGTGCTAGTAATCCTGTAGCGATGTCTTGAGCCATTGGACTGTTTACAAAATTTAATAATCCAGTTTGTTTTGGTTGATTATATTTTTGAATAATAGGATTAATTCTACTTTGTAATAAACCATCTATTATTTGATTTCTTATATTAATTAATTGTGTCATTAAAAGAATCCTCCTAATAATCCACCACCTATTGCACCAAATAGAGGATTACCAAACATAGATGTACCACCTATTTGACTTGCTATATTTGCACCAGTTAAAGCACCACCCAGTAATCCAGCACCTGTGTTTCTAAAGACAGGTTGTGTTGATACTGTTTGTGTTGGTACTGGCGAACCTAATGCACCTAAGAATTGATTTAATTTAAGAAATGGTTTTTGTTGTTCAAAGTCAAATCTTGCTATGGCATCTTGTAGTTTTGCTTGTTCTATACTTTCTCTGTCTGCACCTACTTGTGCTAGTCTAGATACATCATTGTAATCCATCTCGCCTAACTGTGGTGCTGTCATCATTGTTTGAGCCTGTAATGCTCTTTCACGATTAAACTGATCTCCATAGACTTGATTAGCTAATCTTCCAAGTGAGTCTGCTAGTATTTCTTGGTTTGCACCTGATCCTAGACGACCTGCTTTACTAAACTGAGATTGTACTTTTGATGTTACATCGTCAGCCATTTGATTAAATAAGGCTTGTGAGTAAGGATTTGTTGTAGGGGATAAGAAATCTCCAGCTAATGTTTGTTGAGCAAGATTTTGTGATTGATTTAATAACGGATTTCCAGCTACAGCTCTTGCAGATGCTAAATCTAATGCCGCTTGTGTTTCAGCGGCTGGAGCTACAAAGGTATTATTTGGGAAAAAGTTTGGTAAATCAGACTCAAATAAATCTTGGCTGTAATCAATAGCTTGTTCTAAGTATGGTCTAATAAACTCTGATGGTTCAGCAGATGATGTAGTTGTTACGTTTTGTGGTGATGATCCTTTTGACATTTTATATTTCCTTATTTAGTAAGTATGCTTTGACTCTAAATCCTTTCAATTTTCTTACCCAACCTTTTCGCCCAGCGACTTCAAGGTGAGTACAGTTTTCTTTCTTTGCAAATTTTTCTATAACTTTTTGTATTCTTTCTAACCAGTTTTCTAGGTTTGTTCCTCCAGCTAAAAAGTATCGTAATACTTTTGACTGAGGATATTGTGCTATTTCAGTTACGACAGCACTTTCGACTCTATTATTATTCCAACTAATAAATAGTTGCATACGATCATTAGCTAATCCATACAGTATATCTTTAATACTATAGGTTTCGTCTAATGCTTTTTCTAACAATGGAGCTACTTGACTCCATATAAACTCAACATCTTCACTAGGTACTCTAGTGACTACATTACCCAATGACACAGTATGATAATGTTTGGTCTGTGTTTCCTGAACTTGCATGAGTTAAAGTTGCACTTCCGTCTGCTCTTGCAGAAACATGAAGTCCGTTTAACGCTGTTCTGCCATTTGCAGTCGTTGGCATAAAAAGTATCACAGAATTACCACTAATACGAGCATCAGTTAAGGTCGTTGATGTAGCACTAGCAGTTAGTGTTATTGTTCCTGTACTGTTAAGTTTACCATTGATCGTATTGTTCAATGATGTCGAAACTAATCGTAAATGTTGTCCTGTATCAGGTATTGATAAAGGTACTTGAGGAAATTGATTATCTGCCACCTTCAGGTCTCGCTTCTATATCTACGCCTGACATCGTGTTAAAGTTACCTGTTACATTTACCCTAATTCGATGATACCTAGATGTACTCCGTAAAGGGCAAGTGCCAGTATCATTAGTGCTAACAGCATCGCCAGTTGTTGTGGTGTCAAGTTGTGATTGCCTCGTAATTGGTGTTATTGTTACAGATGTGTTTGTTGTTCCATCAACAATAGGTCTGCAATTAATTAGTGTTGATCTTTTACCTTTAGCTCCCTCAAACTCTGTCGTATCAACTGTGGCTGATAAACTATTTGCAATAAATTTTCCAAACTTATTTGCAGAGTTAAAACCAGCTAGACCGACAATACCTTCTTTGTAAAAGTATGAGTCTAATGATTTTGGAAGATTATCTAAGTCACCTAATACATCAAGGCTCTCTAAGGTAGTAAATGCCTCTTGTGATGCACTAGCAATAAACTCTAAGTCCTGTCCACTGCCTGTACTCCATTTATCAACTGCATAGTTGTATATCAAGAGTTTGTTATTGGTTGTACCTGTAGCTCCTGATCCTCGATAAGACCATACAACAATACTATTGTTAGGATCGACAGCCGATGTAATACCATCAAGGTTAGATGATAAGTCATCAAAAAAGAAGTTATCTACTTTACCATTACCTATTGGTGTTAATTGTTGTCCACCAGTTAGTTTGTAAAAACCATCTTGTGCTAAAAAGAAAATCATGTTTCCATAAGAAGCAACAGACTTAGGAGCAAATGCACCAATATTATCTGCAATCTTATCAAACTGGAAAATCAATGGCACACCGACATAAGACATTCTATAGATTGCCTTTTCCATAAAAATTACACCAGCACTTTCACCACCGACAATGGCTTGGATATTACCATGTGATCCTACAATATCTTGGAAACCTGATTGCGTTGATTGACTCGGTGTCCATGTAGAACTGTCGTTAATACCTGACCACTTTACTCTTTGGTTGTATACTGTGCCTGATTCATTTGTATATCCAGCTACAACAAAGTCTCTAATGACTGCAATATATTTTGCTTTGAGAGAAACAAGATCACTAAAAGCACTACTTGTACCTTCTGT